CATCCAGGCTCCAGGTGCCATCCAATAGCAGTCCGCCGGCGGCGATCCACTGGTTGCGCTGGGCCGTGTGCTCCAGCAGCTCAACATCGCTAAAACCAAGCACCTCTAATGCGCGGCGCACGGCCCGAACCGTGCCTCGCTTGCGGCGGATGGGTATAGCGGCATCGATGGCGTTCCGCTTCTGCTGCTCAGTCCATTGGCTGTCCCAGGCGTCAACGCCAACGGCCCAGGCCAGCCAAGGCAATATGTTTTCGGGGGCCGAAGCGCCGTTCCACACGGTGTGCAAGGGTGCATTTGCCCGTTCGATCAGCGCGTCCGCTTGCTCGATTCGGCGCTCCAGCGGCGTGGCGTTTGGTGGCAAAAGGCTAGTCATTGATGATTACTTGGATGCCGGTGCAGTAAGGGGACTCACTGGGCTCGCCGCCCAGATCCGCAACAGGTGAATGCAGCGTGACACGCTCAACACCAGGCGCGTAGAGCCGTGACTCCAGGGCACCGGCGACGATTGTTTCGCCCAGGGCGTGGCGCTCATCGACATAAATTCTTGCCGCCGCGATTGCCTGCTCACGCACGACCGCCGAATCGGGCCCGCCGCGTAACTCGATGGTGGCGGAAACGCTGAATCTCAAAACCGATGCACTGGCAACCAGAACCGTGTCGGTGAGCGGGCGAGCGTCATCCGCGCTGAGTGCTTGTTCAACGATGTTGACCAGCTCGGTTGATGCTTCGCCATCGCCCTCTCGTGAGAGAACGTATGCCTGCACTAGCCCAGCAAGCGGGCGAACCACTTCTGCATCTTTGATGCGCGGGTCTGCGCGTAGCGCGAAATAACGATAGGCGTTACGGGATCCGGCTGTGCTGAAGGCGTCATGGGCCAGCAATATCCGGCGCAAATAATCGGTGTCGGACTCATCAACCCGGACCACTGGCGGCGTTGCGTCGGGTTGGGCTGGCGTGATGACTAGCCGCGGCGTCAAGTAATACGTTACGCCAATGTGATCAAGCTCAGGGCCGGCAGCGTAGGCGAGCATGAGCGATCGGGCGCGCTCGTTTTGCATCTGCCGAAGCATTAGCTCTCGGTAGGCTGACTCTTGAAGAAATTTGACCAGGGGTTCGCTTTCGAGCTGTAGCGTTTCCACAAGCTGTTCTCGTTCCGTCTCGGGTGTTAGCTCAATGAGTCGTTCTTTACGCTCAACAAGCAACGACTCGAACGTCATTGAGTCAATCAAGTTAGGCGCTGGCAGCCTAGAAAGGTCGATCGCGTTATTGCTCATTCGCCTGCGCCTATGTTTACGATGATTGAAAGGCGCTGATCGCCGCCGCTTTCGCCTGCAGCGATTGTGGCTTCAATCTCAACTGAAAATAAGCCGGGGGAGTTTGTGCTGGCTATCGATACAACTCTGCTTAGCCGAACCCGGGGCTCCCACTGCTGAATCGCGATAGCGATGGCGGCGTAGGCCCTTAGTTGGGTGCCACCGTTTAGCGGCTGGTCGATAAGCTCGGGAAGAAGTGATCCATACCCACGGCGCATAACACGGCTTCCGATGGGCGTTGCCAGAATATCCGCGATGCTCTGTTGTATATGTTGGACCCCAGATAATTTTCGTCCGGTTTTTGCGCTCATGCCCATTAGTCCACCTTGTATTGGCCGGCTGATGAACCGTCTGTTACAGGTACTTCCGCGTTGCTCTGAACTTCATCAACAACAGCGTTGGCAATAGCGGTTGCCATGCGATCGACCCAACTGTGCTTGCCCGATGCGGTGGCACCTTGCGCTTTCATTTCTGCAATGATGCGGCTTTTAAGCTGGCCTTTGCTCAGTGCCATGGCTATTTACCTGCCGTTACTGTGCTGGATCCATCGCCGTGCGGGTTACCGGTGAAGTGGCAGATGTGGCCCGTTGTTACAACGGGGTTGCCATCGTTGTGGTGGATTTTCTCGGCATTCACTTTGCACACGCCGCCCACTGCTGTGGTTGCATTGCCGCCAATGTTGATGGTGGCGTTTCCGGCTACGTTGATATTCACTTTCCCAGGGAATGTAGCGACCAGTTCTTTCTTCACGTGGTCGTAAGTGATCGTGGCGCCATCCGGATAGACCCGCTTGTGCTCATCAGCGCTTTTAGACGGTGCGTTCTGGGTGTAAAGGCCGGTGATGATGATGGCCTGGGCCAAGTCGCCAGCGGGTGACAGCAAAATAACCTGTTCGCCGACTGTCGGCGGATTCCATTCCAAAGTGCTGCCTGTTCTTGCGGATATCCACGGCTGCCACCCGGTGACGTTATCGCCGGCTTTTACTTTCGCCCGTGCGTGGTCAACGTCCACTTCGGCGATGGTGCCGATGCGAACGATGTTGTTAATCAGGCGGATTGCTTCGGTGGTTTTGTCCATGCGGACAGTTTGTGCTGGGGCAATGCGCAACAGTAGGCGCGGCAGTTGTCAGCCGGTAATGCGACAACTTCAAATCAAAGCGTGACGTGTTCCAGGATCTTCTCGGCGATCATGTCCAGGTCCTGACGGCTGGTGCCCAGCAGTGGGCGAGATGGGTAATCGTATTCCGGGCCATTCTTGTCGACTTTCGCCCGTAGCCCGTAATGGTGGATTCGGGCAATACGCCCTACTGCACCACTGAACAGCAGCCCGGCGGCGTCTGGCGAGGTATTAATCCGCAGAAACTTGGACGTGCGAATTTTGGTGAACATCGCTTTTTTCCGTATGCCTCCCGACTTTCCGCCAATACGGCTTTTCCGTGGCTCCCAGCTTTCACCGTTCGGGCCTTCCTGCTTTTTCATCCGCTCCTGGTTAGATTTGCGCAGCTCCCGGGCAATGGATTTCATCAGCTTTCGGCGTTCAGCCGGTTGCATTTTTCTTAGCAGGGGCTCGGCCCAGCCAGACAGCGCATCGATGTCGTCAGTCATCGAAATCTACGTCCTCTTTAAAGTGATGCAGATCCATTATTATTTCCCATTCGGTGGCGTCCATTTCCATAGGCGCTTCGGGCAGCACGTGTTCCACGTCTAGGCCCGCTTCGGTGGCCTTTACGATTACTCGCTCGGTTACGTTAACGGTGATCGCTATGTCATAGCTGTTGTTGTTCAGCAGCTCTGCTTCAAAGCGAATGGTGTTCATGGGGTCATGGCCCGGCTCGCGCACTTGCAGCCAGGACAGTATGGGCAGGACCAGGTCATCCACGTTGCCGGCGTAGTCGGTCACAATGATCTGGATTGGGATGGCGTAGGCGTGGCTGAGGTTTTGCCCGGGCCAGAACTCTATGCTGCCGTCTTCGATAAATGTCAGCAGCTTGTCCGGGTTGCGCTTCAGGCCGGGAACGTTAGCCAGTAAGTGGCCGCGCAGGTCTTCAAGCTTTTTCATGGCTGGCTCCGGAGTTGTAAATTGATGGCTTCAACCAGCCCGTTATGTCGAATTTTGCAACGGTGATAGATTTTGGCCCACTCGTTCATTGTGGCGCCGACCGTGCCGCCCTTGCCGTCAGTCAGCTGCGGCAGCTGCTGCGGGCACTTGGTCAGCAGGTTCTGCTGGTAAGATTGCGGCCTGTCCTGTTGCGGCATTATTGAGCAGGCGGACAAACTCAGGCTCAAGACACACGCGCTGATAAATGGGTTTTTGAATTTCACGAATAATTCCCCTATCGATAACCCTTTCACTGGGCTCAAGGCGGGCCAGCTGGTGTTCCACTACCCGGGCCACTTCGGATTCCCGGCTCATTTCGGCTTCAATCACTTGGCGCGCCACGCGCTCAGCAGTCAGGGCCTGGCTGTCTTCAAACCAGCCGCGGGCCTGCCAGCCTGAAAAAGCGATCGCGACCATAAGCGCCAGGGGGCCCAGTATTTTTGCGTAGATCATTCGCGCTGCCTCTCGCTGTGCACATAAAGACCAAACCAGCCGGCAGATGCGCCGACGACCGTGCTAACGAAAGCCGACTGCGCGGCAGTTGGGTCTGGCAGCGCCATAAACCATTGGCAGATTTGCCAGAACATGATGGCGTACATGGTTACCAGTGTCCTGGGTACCGCGCGCCAGGCGTCTAACTGCTCAGGGGTCATGGGCGCTGCCTCAGTCAATTCTGTGTTGGGATTTGGTGGCCCACCAGGGGCGAACGTCGAAGTTAGGGCAGGTTTTGCGGGAATCCAGGTCACGGTGGCCAACAACTTCAGCATCAGGGTACTCCCCCAGCTTTGCGATCAGCCAGCCTTCCAGAACTAGAAGCTGGTCGGCATCAGGCGCTTTGTTGGTAATAATGCAAATGCCCAGACTGTCGCTATTGTCGCCTTCGCCGTTTTCGTCAAAATCGCGCACATGCGCGCCTTGCCAGTAATCTGGCCGGCCTTGCTGCAGTTGCGCATCGCCGGTTATCACGGCGTTATAGCCAATACCTGACCAGCCGCGCTGCTTATGCCACCGGTGGATGTCTGCTGCGGTATCGCCGCGATCTGCCGGGCTGTCGCTGATATGCACGACCAGGTACTTAATCTTCGATCTGCTCTTCATTAGCTGCCTCCAAGTACGGATATGAGCACTTTCAGTAATTCAGTTCGATAGGCCATCACAAGACCGCCAATGCCCATTAGGGCGTATAATGCGCCAGTGGCGAATGCCACTTTTCTGGTGAGCTCGCCCACACTCTTCACCAATGATGTGATTGCTCCAGTTGTTGCGCCTGCTATCTCCGTCATTGCGACCACAGTCGCGCGATAATCGCTGTCCATGCGCTTACGAAATGATTCCAAGGCCTGCCGGGTTTCGCGCTGCTCTTCTTGTTGTTCGATTCGAGCTTCTCGTACTTCGCTGCGGATGCCCGTAACAGCGTGCTCAAGTGCGTGAACTCTGGGTTGCAGTTGTTCAAGATCGCGGAGCCGAGCAGCCCAGTCCTGGGCTACCATGTCGTGCAACAGTTTTTCATTGGAGTCATTGCTCATAAATCCCCGCTTAGTTCCAAAGCTGCACAGTTTGCCGTGCCGGCTGAGCCGGAACCTCTGGCAATCGAATGCGGGTACCCATGGCAATTATCGGGCCCTGCTCTGCCAGGCCAGGGTTGGCTTCCAGCACGGCTTCTGTAACGGCAGCTGTGTAGCCGTAATGGCGAAAGCAGATGCGGTCTACCGTGTCGCCCTGAATGGCTCTTACGTCAACCATCAGATCAGCTCCACAGTTGTGCGCCGGGCGCCGCGAACATCCGACAGCGCCCAGGCAGCATTACGCCGGTAATCATCGTCTGCGGGTGCCAGTGCACCGGCTTTCTGATGACCTTTGCCGGTGGTGTCGTAATCGCGATACCGCTCGATCAGGTCCGCTTTTGCCAGGCTATAAACGGCACGCAGATAGAGTTGCTGGTGATAGCCCGCACGCTGCCAGGGCTGAATGGGCATTCCAGTGATGTCGGTAACGCCACTGGCAACCTGTTCCTGCACCCAGTTGCTCAACTGATCGTTGGCGTCAGAGATCGCAGCCTCCAGTGCGTGCTGGCATCGCTCATTGGTCACCGTGCCATCCACGCGTGTTGCATCGCGGAATGATTCGACGGCAATATCGGGAAAAAACGGGGCATTCGTGATGATTGCGGGTTCGGTAGGCCCGCCGGCGGCGATCAGGCTCATGCTTGCTCCTATGAAGGCGGTGGACGGGGCCGAAGAGTTGCAGGCAAAGCCGCAAATCATGGCCCCGTGCCGCCTTGGCGTCGGGGGCCGACTCGGTAACGGCTATTCGCCGGAATCTTTCAGATTTCGCTCCAGGCGCTCAATGTCTTTCTTCACACCCACCCGTTCATTCAAATCCAGAGCGCGGTTCAGGGCAGACAGCGCTTGCTCGTCATTCCCTTGGTCGCGCAGCAGATAGCCGTAGGCTTTGAACAGTTTGGCTTTCACCTGGTCTTGCATGTCCGCATCGGCAAACAGATCAACGGCCCTACGTAGCTGCACCGGCAGGTCTTCCTCAACGGTTTCATTGGCTATGGCCAACAAGCTGAACACGGCAACTTCTTCAGCTGCCAGTGTTGCGGTAGTACGTGCGTACTTGTCCGGGGTTTGCATACCGTGCTCTATCGCGTATTCCGCGATATCCAGTCCGGTTTTGACGTCACCAATATCCAGATACCAAACCATCAGGGTTACCAGGACATCGTCTTGCTGGCCGGTACCGGCTTCGAGTACACCCTGCACATAGCTGTCGTACTTCGGCAGCATTTCGCGCTTCGCGTCGATCTTGCGTTCGATGCTTTGAATGTCGTGCAGCCGTCGCGAGTCTTCAATTATTGCAATCCGGTGCAATTCGTGGGACTCGCCTTGCGGGCGCTCTGGCGAAGACTGCGCCGCCTCCACGGCGGCGCGTACTCGCAAGAAATGTTTTCTTGCTGGGCTTGTCATATCAACCTCGATCAAACGATGGTGATGTTTTCAACCACGCAGCCGGCGCCGAAATCTTCAACCACATAGGCTTCGTTTGAAGACTCGTAGTTCTCGATGCGGTTACGCTTTGGGTTGTCGATCACGTGACGGCGACGGGCGCCGGACTGGTAGTAAATCGACAGGTTTTCCAGCGTTGTGATCATCAGCGCGCCTTCTGGGAAGAACGGTGCTGAGACGGCAGGAAGGCCGCCCATTCGCTTCTGCGAGACGATAAGGTCCGTGGCTGATTTTTCAGACGGGGTCTGATTGTCGTTGATCAGCGGAAAATACTTGTCTTGCAGCAGTGCGCTGCCCACCATGACAACCAGGTCCGGATTTCCTTGGTGCCAGGTTTCAACCATGCTGTGCAGGGCATCGTAAACAAGGGCGTCTAAGTTCTTGTAGTCGCCAGTGGAGCCAACATTCACCTCGCCGGACTCGGCTACCACTTCGGACATCACGCGCTCGGGTGCACTGGCGCGGTAGTGCTGCAACCAGCCGATGTTGACGTCCTGCAGCAACTGGTTTGTCGCGCGGTCAGTTTCCACAGCCGCCGATGTGCCGTTAAAACCGATCATGATTCGGTCGAGCGCTTGCTGGCGCAAAATCGCATCGCGAACAAGAGCCTGGAAATTCGGGAACTTCGCCCAAGCATCAATTTTGGCGTATGGCAGCGCGGTGTCGAACTCGGTCAGCAGGCACTCGTAGCCGTTACTACCCAAATCGCTAACATCCCGCGGCGCACGGTCTTTGCTGGACACGTTGGTGCGGCCGGCAATACTACCAACGCCAAGGCCAATTTTCGCGCCCTTGATTTCATCAACGCCAATCATGTTGATGGCCTGGAGCAAAGCACTGGATTCCTGAATTCGTCTTTCCAGGGTTTGCTGTACAGACGGCGTTACGTTGAACTGCTCAGCTGGGTTTTCTGCGCCATTCAGTGTCGCGATCTGAGAGCGCAGCTTGTTAAAAAGTACCCGTGTTTCATTACGCATTTCGTTTTCCTTCAGCAGTCGGTCAGAATCAGCAGTCGGTCAGAATTTCTTCGTGGCCACCGGTGGCAGGGTCGCGTCTGCTTTGGTTGTAGGGGCTGGTTTCAAGATCGGTTTTCAGCGCGGTGAATTCCGCTTTAAGTGAGTCCAGCGCAGTTTTCATCTGGCTGTACTCACTGTTCATTTCATCAATTGACGCGCGAAGTTGCTGGGCATCGGTGACAAACAGCTCGAGTGTTTTTTCCAGATCCGCACGGAAGTCACTGAATTTCGCCGCGCTCGCGTCGCGATGCTTTGAAAACAGTGCCTTCACCTTGGTAAACAGGGTGTCGGTGTCAGCGGCCGGGGGCTTTTCTGCAAAACCCAACTCCGCTTCCAGCGCTGCAGAAAACAGGTTTTCCGGGCGTTGCTTACGATTGGCCAGTGGGCTGTCTGTTGCCGTGCTGCTGAACTGGAGCATTTCGGTGCCCAGGGATGAGGGGGAATCCGTCACGGCCAGGCCTACCATGTACGCTTCGCCGGTGCCTGCAAAATCAGGATCCACTTCGATGGACGTGTAAATCTTCTGGCGGTCTTTCGACATTTTCACCAGATCATCAGTGGGGTCGACTTCTGCGAACAGCTCCAGCTTGCCTTCCGCGTTTTCGCGGGTTTCCAGGCTAACCACATCGCCGAAAGCCTTGAACGCGCCATCTGCCATCATGCTGCGCATGTGCTCAAGCCAAATCCGCGCCCCGTATTTCTCGGGATTGAAATTGGCAGCCATCTGTTCAATCCAGGTGCGGCTTATTGCGCGGCCATCCGTAGTGGCCCCTTCCGTTGCGACTCGAAATTTCTTTTTCATGTTGCCACTCCAATGCTTTATGGGCGATTCTGTAAAACCTCATCAGTAGCCCACAGATTCACGGCATAGCCGTTCAATTCCAACGTGTTGCACTTGTCCCGGTCTATCGAACAAAACCTGCACCAATAACGGCACCGCCGCAGCCATTACGCTGGGCGCATGGATAAAACAGTTGAATCGGATTACAGAGAGCATTTCGTCGAAGCCCGCACCTTGTATTGGCTGGGCTGGCGTGCAGTGCGCATCTGTGAGCGATTGGGCATCAGCCAGCAGTTGTTCAACAACTGGAAGAAGCGGTTTGAATGGGACCAAAGCTCGCCAATTCAGAGGGTCGAGAGCTCTATCGAGTCGCGCATGGTTCAGCTGGTTTTCAAGGATGAAAAAGAAGGTAGGGATTTCAAGGAAATTGACTTGCTAGGCCGGCAGATAGAGCGACTGGCGCGGGTGAACAAGTACGAGACAACCAGGCGCGAATCGGATCTGAACCCGAATATTCTTGAAAGTAGCCGGGCGCCACGCAAATCGAAAAACGACATTGGCGAAGAAGGCCTGGAGCTGATCACCACTGCTTTTAATGAATCGTTATTCGACTATCAGCACACGTGGAAAGTTGCGGGGCTAACCCATCGCATTCGAAACATTCTTAAATCTCGGCAGATCGGCGCCACCTGGTACTTTGCCCGGGAAGCAATCGTTGATGCTTTTCACACGAGTAAGAACAAAATCTTCCTGAGTGCATCGAAGGCCCAGGCGCATGTTTTCCGGCAGTACATCGTGCAGTTCATCAAAGACACCTGCGATGTTGAACTGAAAGGCGACCCGCTCATTCTGCCGAACGGCGCCACCCTGTACTTTCTCGGCACCAACGTGCGCACGGCCCAGAGCTATCACGGCGATCTTTTCATGGATGAGTACTTCTGGATCCACGACTTTCAGCAATTCCGGAAAGTGGCCAGCGGCATGGCCATGCATAAGAAGTGGAGTCAAACCTATATTTCCACGCCATCGGCGTTCACCCACGATGCCTACCCCTTCTGGACGGGCGAGCTTTTCAATAAGCGCCGGGCCAAAGATAAACGGGTAATTGTTGAAACCTCGCACGCTGCACTGGCCAATGGCCTGGCATGCCCGGATGGGCAATGGCGACAGATCGTGACCGTTGAAGACGCGATGGCCGGAGGTTGTGACCTTTTCGACATAGAACAGCTGAGCATGGAATATTCTCCAGACGAATACGCCAACTTGCTGATGTGCCAGTTTGTCGACGACACCCACGCTGTATTCCCGTTGGCAAAATTGCAGCCGTGCATGGTCGACAGCTGGATTGAATGGCGGGATTTGAAGCCCTACACCGACAGGCCTCTGGGTGATAGTCCGGTATGGATTGGTTACGACCCATCGGGGGCTGGCGAAGACGGAGATGGCGCGGGACTGGCTGTTATTTCCCCCTCACATTCCAACAGTAAACCGCACCGCGTAATTGAAAAGCTTCGATTGAGGGGCCTTGATTACGAGCAGCAGGCTGATGAGATCCGGAAGCTAACCTTCCGGTATAACGTCGAATTCATTGGCATTGATGTGACCGGCCTGGGTGAAGCGGTGGCCGAATTGGTGGAGAAGTTCTTCCCGGGCGTTACCAGGTACCAGTATTCGCTGGATGTGAAGGCCAGGCTGGTCATCAAAACCCAGAACATCATCGACCGCTGCCGGCTTCAGTTCGACGCCGGCGACACCGCGATCGCCCAGAGTTTCATGGCTATTCGCCGTGTAATGACAGATTCCCAGAAACACATAACCTACGCTGCCGGTCGCCGTGGCGACACCGGGCATTCGGACATCGCCTGGGCAATTATGCATGCCCTGGCGAATGAGCCGCTTGAAGGCCCGGCAAAGCATGGCGGCAGCATGATGGAGATTTATTGATGAGCAACGGCAAGTTTGAAGCATTTACATTCGGCGAACCCACACCGGTAATGGATCGGTATGAAATGCTTTACACCGGCTGCTGGGCAGCGGGACAGGATTATTACGAACCACCGGTTGATCTGGGCGCACTGGCAAAATCATACCGGGCCACCGCACACCACGGCAGCGCATTGCAGGTTAAACGGAATATTCTGGTGAAGTCCTTCCAGCCAACAAAATACTTAAGCCGTCAGGACTTTTCGCGTATGGCGCTGGATTACCTGGTGTTCGGTAACCTCTACGGCGAGATGATTACCAATCGGCTGGGTGGCCTGGTAAAGATCAAACCGGTATTGGCCAAGTACTGTCGACGCGGAATCAAACCTGAAACTTATTGGTGGGTGCATGGTTGGCTGCAGGCAGAAGAGTTTGCAGCCGGAAGCATAATCCACCTGATGGAACCCGACCTAGACCAGGAATTGTATGGCGTGCCCGACTATATCGGCTCGCTGCAGTCTGCCTGGCTGAACGAAAGCGCCACCCTATTCCGCCGCAAGTATTACAACAACGGCAGCCACGCCGGATTCATCATGTACATGACCGACGCGGCACAGCAGCAGGGTGACATCGATGAGCTGCGCACCGCCTTACGCAACAGCAAAGGCCCGGGCAACTTCAAAAACCTGTTCATGTATGCGCCCAACGGGAAAAAAGACGGGCTGCAGGTAATACCGGTTAGCGAGGTGGCCGCGAAGGATGAGTTCTGGAGCATCAAGAACGCAACGCGTGACGACCAGCTGGCAGGCCACCGCGTACCGCCGCAGCTGATGGGCATTATCCCCACCAACACCAGTGGGTTCGGGGATGCAGAAAAGGCGGCTCGAGTATTTGCCGCCAATGAACTGGAGCCGCTGCAAGAGCGCATGCTGGAGATGAACGACATCGCCGGCAAGGAAGTGCTGAAGTTCAAGCCGTATTCCCTGGGCGAGCCAGTCACGTCCTAGCCGTTACCAAGCCAGGCTAAACAGCCCGCCACGCGCGGGCTTTTTTTCGTCCCGAGCAAACCACACGGGTGGGGTTGCTCGTAGTGCCAGCGCGAACTCCCCCCCGCCTTCGGTTCTTGTATGCACTCCTGCCTTAATCCACACCGTATTTACACGCTCCAACGGAGGCTCAGAGGGTGAAGCAGACTGATATATCAGCTTTCTGTTCTGTGGCAGCAGGGGGGCTTCGGAAAAGCGTAACAAGCGTAACAAGGGGAAATAATGCCCTGCAGGCCGCACCACTGCTCACTCTTCCTGTTACAAAAAAGAGTAACAGGGAGTAACAAAAACGTAACAGCATTGATTATAAAGGGTTTTTTATTTTTAAAAGTTACGTTCGTAAAGTGTAACAGCGTTACGTGTTCGTTACAGATTACTTGCCACTACTAACGATTATAGGTAATTAATATATATAGATAATAATAATAGTGTTACATGTGTTACGTTTGTTACTCCTTTCCGAACCCCCCCAACATTCTGAGGGAAACCTCCCAACGCACCTGCACGCACACGCGTACACCATCATTGTCTTTCGTCTCACAATAAACGGATTCGCTCGATTAACGCTGACGTGTACGTTGCTGTGGCGAGCAGTGGTGGTGCCGAAGTAGTTCAGATTTCACGTAGGAGCGCGCCCCGACAGAGTATTCGCAGGTTATTGATTCTAAAGGGACTAGCTTAGGCAAAAAGAGGTGTCAAACAGGATTAAGATTGCGGTGCAGGTGATTCATTTAGCGTAACAAAAGGCTATCAGATGGAGCACCCTGCAACTCCGTTAACGCCGGTTCGATTCCGACCCGCGCCTCCATTTTTATCTTTATATTCCAATGCCTTGGGGCTTCCGAAATTTACCGGCGAGCGCTCCCCGACAGAACCCCGACCAAGTCCCGACAATCAATCGCTAGTTTGTGCTGCATCGCGTAGTGATTTAAGCGTGGATCGGCTGCGCTCTGGCGGCCGGATCAGGCGGTAGTGGTTACGCATGGCTTCGGTTTCATGGCCACCCTTGTTGTTCTCGCCCTGGGACACGAACTCGTCGGTTAAGCCTTTCTTGCGCAAGTCTCGCAACTGATACTGCCCTTTATAGCCAGCGTCCTCACAGGCTTGCGCCCAGCACCCCTGCATAAATCGATGCTTCACCGGCTGGGTGCGGCTGCGCATGTCGAAGTAGCGGGGATAAACCATCAGATACGGCGAGATAATGCCCTGCTCTCGCTTCCAGTTGCGAAACCAATCAACCAGCTGGCGCAGTTCGGTGTTCATTTCCAGCAAAATACCCACGCCGGTTTTGTGCCGGGAGAAGGTAATTTCTCCAAATTCGCCACCATCATCGTTTATTTGGCTTTCTTTCAGGCCGAAAACGTCAATGGGTTGCTGGCTCATCATGTAAATCAGGTCGCATATTTTCGCGCGCCAAGCACCGTCGCATGCTCGGCGGTTCAGGTTGTGCACCAGTAGGTGTTCGGTAATGGCTACGTAAACATCGTTAGGTATCAGCACTTCGCGCTTTGGTTCGACTGATTTCTGGATGTCGGGAATGGGGTTTCTGTCGATCACGCCATCCTGGATGGCATGGCCAAATACCCTGGATAACGTATTGCGCAGGCCGTTGTAGTGAGTGGGCTTGGTTAACCAGGGCGATAGGAGTTTGCGAACCTTGCGCAAAACGTGGGGATCGCAAAGGAAGAACTGGGAATCGTCGCTGGCTGCCAGCTGCTGCGCGTCGGCGGCGTAATCGGTGCGGGTGGCCATGGCTACGGGCCTGCCTCGGTTGCGGCCGCGCTGGCTTAGTACGTGGCACTCGTTCCAGGTAACACTGCCTTCGGATAGTTGATGGCCAAGCACCGTTGTGCGCCACTTTTCCAAGTAGGCCTTGAGGGTTATTCGTTTGATGGTTTCGGTAGATCTGGAAATGGCAAGGCTACCCGCTAACAGATCTGCCTCGAAATCGCCGCCGTCCTGCTCCCACATCTGCTGCAATATTCCCCAGCGCCGGATGGCCTGCTGCTTATCGCGGGTTTGTAGGCTGCCTTGCTTGCGGGTTTTGGGATGGCGCACGTAAAAAACGCCACTGCGGGCGTCTATGTACAGGCCAGGGTAGCGCTGAAGCCACTCCTGACCTTGTTTCCGTTGGTTTTTGGCCATGTTACTGCAGCTGCTGCGCGAGATTTTGAAGGAAACCCAGCTCCTGGTTGCTCTCAGGCAATCCTTTAAGCCGGCGTTCCATTGTCTCGAAATACGTGTCCAGGTCAATTCGCCACCGTCGACCGTCGCGGAATGCTCCTGGTATGTCCGGACACCGGTTGCGGATGGACACCAGCGAAGGCGGCTCTTTGTCGTCGCAGTACACCACATCGATGAACGTTTGAAGGCTGACAGGTCTCATCTGGTTGTTTCCTCCCTCCGCGCCTGCCGGCCTTGCCAGCGCAGGAAGTGTGACTTTATGTGGCGAAAGCGAGTAGCGGCGCCCAGGTTGTGGTCCAGTTCGGCACGGCTGGCGATGTTGCAGGCCGTAACGATGAGATCCCGCGCATCTTCTACCGTGTGGGTGCCATCCGGAATGGTAACTCCGGCCTTTTTGCTCTGGGCCCTGTCCAGGTACACGCGGAACTCTGGATCTTGGCAGAGCATGGCGGCGGATCGGGCGAGGTGGCCGCCTTTCATTTCAGTCGTCATTGATCTGCTCCTGCACGCCCAGTTTCTCAACTGTTATCCGGTATTCAGGCTCGCCGTTTGCGTGGATCACCACCGGCTTACCGAATTGCAGAGTGTGTTCAGCCACGGCCACCAGTGCTTCCACCGTCACATCGCGCTTATTCGCAGCCCATACCCTGCCACACTTAAGAAGGGTTCCGGCATAGATTGTGCCAGTAAGAGGGCTTGCTGCTACGTGGATCGGCTTACTGATCATCGGTCTTGCTCCTTATTAGCCTCGTTGCGCAGCCTTTCAACCTCTTCTTCAATAAGATCCATTGGGTCGGTTTCGCAATATATGCCTAGTTTTAATACTAATTTGTGAACTGCTTCTGCCTGTTTTGTAAGGATAAAGGCTTTTGAATAGTCTATACCCATCTGAAAACTACTACTTTTAAGCCCATGACGACTGGCCTGCCAGCCCATCCATTTACCGTGATAAATCTTCACTTCATCAAACCCAGCAGCACCAGGCAGGGCATCGTACTGCTCGCTTGCATCATTCCAAAAGACCCCTTTCGGCACTGAAAAACACTTTTCGAAATCCTTCCTGCTAACACTAATCACAAGCCACCTCCGATGCCGCTTTGCGCTTCTGTTCAACGAACTGATCACGCCATTCCAGAGATTTTTCACAGGCTTCTTGATAGGTGTCGGCATAGATCCACTTTGCGGCGTAATAGCCCATGACATGCGGTGCGACTCATCAGCCTTTATGTTTTGCGGTACCGGTGTTGAGAACTTAACCAGGAAGCCGCTTTTTTCGTTATCCATCAAGTGATCGAATATCAGCCCGGGGTCGTCCAGATCGTAAGGTGGCTCTATTCCGATAGACTCCCACAGGGGCTCGGGGTCTTCTTCCATAAAAGCTTCTGTTGCTACAGGAGGAAATAAATCCTGTGCCAGCATAGTGGCCAGATGAATGATTACTTCTGCCCTGATATTGCCTTCAAACATGCTATCGATTGTTTCGGTTTTCACAATGCCATCCCCTGTCTTACTTCGTGATTCTTGTAAAACGCCCGGGCTTTATTCGCTATGCGCTGATGCCGGCGCCGGTAAACTGTGTTTTCTTTGACACCGTTCCGCCTGGCTATAACCGTAATCCGGTAGTTCGGCATTTTGTTGGCCTTGGCCAGATGGTATTCGCTACGTAATCGCTGAATTTCTGCGTTCTGGACGTCTGTTCGGCATTTCAGGTGTTTTGTTTCTGCTATCCATATAGCAGTGGTGCTTACGAAAAACCGATCGGCGAGCACCTGGAGCGATCGCTGCCGCAAGTAATTCAGCAAGTAATCGCGCTGGTCCAGATCAGCGTCTATGCTCCTTTGGGAGATAACGGACGTAGCCTTGGAAATCTTCTTTTTAACGGTCACCTCGTTCCTCCAGAATTTTTAAGGCCCTACGGGCATGCTTGCTTGCAAGCTTGCGAAGGGTTTTGTGCTCGCAACCATTGCAACCGGAAAGGCACCACCATTTGAATATGGCAGCCACACGTTCCAGGCATTCAGCCGGAAGATCCATTGCCAGATTTTTTAGATCAATATCTGCATCTGATACCGATTGATTGAATTCTCTTGGGCGCTCAGTGCTCATGCCGCCACCTTCTTCAGCTCAGCTTCAATCCGTGTGTTGCGCGCTATCAGCCAGTCCAGGTAACGAATAAAGGTTTCAATCTCTACCATTCGGACCTGGTATTCTTCTCTGCACCGTTCAACCGTAGACCAGTCGTAGAAATCCAAATCAATACGGATAGCCGCGAGCTGTTCAGGCAACTCGAATTCTTTTTCGTAACGGGTGTTCGCTGGCATTACCCGAACATCAAAATTCTCACAATGGGCGCTGACATGCGCATGAAACTGAACAAGACCTCGGCGGTTAATGACCATGCCTTGTAAAAAAATCTCTTCCATAACCAGGTAGAGGTTATCGATCATCTGTTCTTTTGTTAGCGTCTGATTTTCCATAATGTTCTCCCTATATACCGCGTGTTCGTTTTTGGTGTTGCAGTGCTGCATGGCAATCAATTCAGGTTTGGCCTTTACGACAGATTTCCCCAGCTTCTTCCAGGGAATCCACTGTTCCCCACCAGGTGGGGCGATCCCATGCGCCGCCGTCCAGACACTCCACCCAGTAGTGGGTCTGTTCGCCGTGTTGCCTGGTGGTGATGTAGGGCCGGTACCACCAGAAGCGGTGACTTTCGAGCCGCTCGTCGTTTGGGGTGACTGAAAACCCATCGGGCAAGATTGGATCCAGCGCGTACCCTTCGATCACGGTGTGCACCTGCTTATTTGTTATTGCCGCGACAACGTTATCCTTTAGTGCGGCGGTCATCGTCTCTGCCAGCAACTCAAGTTCTGTCAGGGTCATTTCGTCGGTGCTCTGCATTAGTACCTCTAGAACGTCCAGGGTCTGTTGAAGGTGACTGCTGTTCGTGTCCATCGGTTATCTCCAGTTAGAATTTTCAGCTTTTATTTATCGGTAGTTCCGGGCTTTCGCTTCCAGCAGGTGCTGGCACTCGACGCAAGTGGGACACCCCGGCGCGGCTTTGCGCCTGGCTTCGGGGATTAGCTCGCCGCACTGTTCGCAATCAGGGGCTGTGCTTAGGTAGCTGTTCAGTTCCAGCTGGGCGCGCAGCGCGGTTTCGAGGGATTGCTCGATGTAGGCGTCGGCAACGTCGGCTTCATCGGCCATCGTTCAAGTACTCCGTTGCGTTGGCGCTTAAATCTTTGGCCGGTACCAGGCGCACAATTCCGGCTTCCATGCAGGCGGCAGCCTGCTCTGCGGAATCAAACACCAGCACCATGGCCACGTGGTGGTGCACACGGCCGTGGTCTTCGTTGATGACTGTCAGCTCGCCAATGTCGTGCAGGCGGGCGGCTGGGGCTTGTTCGGTTGTTATTGCTACTGCTTGGGTCATAAGGTTTTCCGGTTTTTAGGTAGAGGTCTAGGCTTCGGCTTCAAAAATCCAGCAACGCACGGTGGCGCTGCCCAGGGCATTTCCTTCGCGGCGGAGGACGCTCCGCACGGTTCGGCTCGATTCAATAAATTTTCGGCTGCGGCTGGTTTTCAGGTGCCGCTTCAATTCGGTGATGGGCGGAATGCGCAGCTTTGCTTCAGCGCACACTTGCTCGAAGTGCTTAAGGTTGACGGCAATCAGGCTGTCGTCGTCGTAGTGGTTCAGGGTGGCGGTGCTGCTCTGGCCTTCGATGTAGTCGAACGCTTCCCAGAATTCCTGAACCATGGGGTGGTCAGCGTTCACGGCGGTTTGCCGTTCGATGGCCATGCCCTGCACCATTTCACGGGCGGGTTCCAGGTAACTTTCGGGCAGCAGCTGCAGGCCGTCTGGGCCCAGGCAGTCCAGCAGCGCCATAATCTGGCTGTGGTTTTTGGCTATCCGGTGAATGCGTATGTCTGGTAACTCGGAAAGCGCTTTTTCATAGATAGGTGACCGCTCGCAGATAATCCGCATCAGCGAGGCTTCCGCCGTGGCCGCTTGCAGAATAAAGCCGCTCACCTGTTCCATGGGTGTGCGCTCCAGGCGTTCGGCCAGGGCCTTGGTTGTTTCGCTGTGGCCTTGGCGCGTTACGTTCAGGTGCACAATCCGCTGCAGTACGGCATCGCTTGCCGACACCTGGGCGTTCTGGCTGATCACCACGGCGCCGCGGAACGGTGGCTCGTAAGTGTCGTTGCCGCCGTTCTTCATGCCACGGCTGCGAACAGACCGGCCGTTGTAGGCCGTTTTTAGTTCGTCCCAATCAAACTGGCGCTGCTTTGCGCCGGCGCCGTCCTGGTCCCGATCGGACTCGATCAGCACTACCGGCAAGTTGGACACCTGGGCGAAGTTACGAGCCCGGGCTGCAAGGGTGGCTTTGCTGGGGTCGAATCCTTCGTAATCCTGCCGGCCAACCAGTTTCCACAGGAATTCGATCAGCGTGGATTTACCAGAACCGGCTTCGCCCACTATCTCGATGAACGGGAAAGACTTGTGCGCCCGCCGGATCTGCTCGGCAAACAGGCTGCCCAGCCAGTACGCCAGGGCAATAACGCCCTTAGGGCCAAAACAGTTGGCCAAGTCCAATGCCCAGCCGTGCTGGTAGTCGGCACGGTTGTTGTTGATTTTCAGTGCCACCGACTCAGAGAGCGTTTTCACGCTCATTCGGCCGATGTCGTAATAGTCCTCGTCATTCAGTTCGTAGATGCTGCCGTGGCTTACGGCCAACTCTGGGAACACCCAGGTTTCGTGCTCTTTGCTATAGCCAATGAAGTCGATAGTCTCTACGGTTTTAATGCCGCTGATCTGTTGTTTCAGCAGCCGGTCTAACTGCTGGCTGCTGCCGGTCCATACCGCACCAGGTGCAACGCTTAGCAGGCGCTTTTTGAATTCGCTGGCGCTGGCCAGCTGGCCGCCACTGAAGGTGTTTTTTACCGGCCGGCCATCGTGTGGGAATTCCACGCGGGTGTAGTACCAGCTTTCATCCGTCACTTTGTTGGCCAGGTAATACAAAAAACTGACGTGGCTGTTGGCGATTTCAGAAACGGCGTTGCACTGGTCCAGCGCTCTGTCGCGGATTTCGCGATCGGTCAGGGTTTCGCTGGATTCTTCCTGGTCATTTACGGCTTTCTGAAATTCGTCCATGTTCAGGCGGAACCAGAATAGGCGGTTGCCGTAATCGAACGGGAAGTCGCGCTTTCCGGTGTGGTTGAAAATGTGGGTGGCTTTTTCGCCAGCGCTGCGAGCGATGACCAGGTCACCCTGGTGCCGTGGCTCTTTGGTCAGCAGTTCGCCGTCTTCACTGACCAGTTCGCCGCGCTGCCATGCGTCGTTCCAGTCGCGCTTCTCTTTACCCACCGGCGCGATAACAGCGGCGCCGATCAGCCAGCCCGCGGCGCGGGAAATGCGGGCGAACTTCTGAACGTAACGAACGCCAGCGCTGTCGCCGTCTAAGGCCCAAATTAAACGCGGGGGTTTATTGCCAGCGGCTTCACACAGACCAGAGACCTGTTCCAGAAGCTTTTCCGGGTAGTTGTTGCAGCTGAACGCGGCAACGGCAGCAATGCCAGCGTGGTACAACGCGATGGCGTCGAATATGCCCTCCACTATCCACAGCTCTGACACCTGGGAAAGGTCCAGCCCGGGCGGTACCCAAGCCTGACCACGGAAGTTGGCACCTTTGTTGAAGTGGGCTTTCATCTTGCCGAAGCGGTCCGGCTTATCGATGATGCGTTCCCAGTAGTCGGTACCGTTAATGGCAAAGCGCACTGTTGCTGATGAAATATTGCGGTGGTAATCCCAGTAGGTTTCCTGGCTGTACCAGCCCTGAACTTTGTCCAGGGCAAAGCCGCGGCCGTGCTCCATGTACGCATCGGCCACTTCGGTACCGCTGGCCTTTTCGCCTGGCTTTAAGTCGCGCTTTGCGAAGCGTTCTGTCCAGCTGTCGAACAGTTCCGGGAACAATTGCTTTACGTGGTGTGAATCGCCGCACTTTGATTCCCGCCCGCAGCGGATCATCCAGGGCGCATCCAGCGAGGTGAACGCCTCTTTTTTTCCGCAGCTGGGGCACAGCAACCGGCGCACATATTTCGCGTCGGTGCTCTCTTTGCCGCCAAAGTCGCTTTTTAGCCGGGAAATGATGTCCGACCGCAGGTGGTCTTGCATTTGTAGCTCCGGGTTAGGCTTGGATGTGCGTAACAGGGTTGGCGTTGTCGCGCAGATGGAGCAGTTCGCGGATTGAAAAAACGGAGGTTCTGCCGGTGCTGGCGTCGAAAATAACAACGGTGTTGCCGGTGGTAAGGCTGACATCAATGAAAGCCGCAGGCATGCCCACGTCTTCAAGGTCTGCCCACACTGATAAAGCCAGTATGGCTGCGCGCCGGCGGCTGCAGTTGAACTCTTCCATCAGGCTGTCCACTACTTTCTCAACGCAGTCATTGGCGCTGTGGCTGTGCTTGCGCAGGGCCATCAACTGGCGGTAGGCGGCGTCGGTCATGATTTGTTTTGCGATAGCGGTCATGTTCGTGTCCTTTCGTGTTTTTGATGCGTTACGGCGTTTGTTCTTTGTCTTCACCCAGCAGGGCCATTTGCAGGTGGCGCTGTATGCTTTCGGTGAACGGAATGCGCTTGTCTTTCTCATGGCCGGTGTAAGAAAGCCGTGCCACGTGTTCGATGTGAATCACGCCGCGGTAGCCGCACTCGATGTCTTGGCACATCACGTATCCGCGCTTCAGCAGTGGGTCTATCTCCTGGCTGGTGCGCATCCGACAAATGCCGCCGCAATCGGGGCAGAAAATGCGCATGTAATTTCGCTTCATGGGCGTTTTAACTTTGGCTTTCACTTGCGTGGGCTCCCTACTGCGTGAATGGCACGGTTGCGCCCGGTTAACTTCAGGCTGGATTGCTTCAGCCGCTGTTTCAGCAGCCATTCGGCCGCCTGGTCAATAGTCGCTAATCTCTCTTGGTGTCGGATGGATTCGAGCAATTGCTCCTGTTCTTCTGTCAGCTCGACGTTCAGTTCAGGCATTTTTCATGGCCTCAAAAGGTGCGAATTTACAACTCGGTTTTACTGTGCCCAAAAGCCATGCTTAGTGCGGAGGGAAGCAATGCGGCCTCGGCTTGAGCGATCAGCATCTGGCGCACCAGGCCGGCACGATCGGTGCCGGTGTAGTTCACCAGGGCGGTGATCAACGCAGCTTCGTAATCGTCCAGGTTGATGCTGACGCGGTGTTTCCGGATGCGTTTAGGGTCCTGATACATGGCAACTCTCCTTAAAGGATCTAACTTCAAGCGGATTTCTGGTGCTTATAGAGTTCCAGACCAGCCAGGAAGAACACTCTGGCCTGGGCCGCCATAGAACGGTTTTCGGTGGTGGCGATGTTGATTAGCTGGTCGCGCTCCTCTTGAAGGAGGCGAAGGCCAACCGGCTTTTCAACAACAACACCATCGGGAGCGCGATTGCGGATGGGTTTATTGGTTTGGCGCATGGTGTATCCTCTGTGTGTTATTTCGTTACACAGAATGATAGACCCCAATCCACAAGCCTGTAAACAATTTGGTTATTGTATTTTGCTATTGGTATTCAATATGGGTGACAAACTTTTAAATAGTGAATTAATGATTCACAGAATGAGAGAAGCGATCGGCGCCAAAAACGATGGTCAGGTTGGTGAATTCGTCGGCGCATCTAAACAGGCGGTTTATAACTGGAAAAATCGGGGATCTATCCCGATCGAGTACTGCGTTGGGTTCTGCATGAAAACGTCCAGAAGTATGGATTGGCTGATTTTTGGAGAGACAGCCGAGGGCGCAACAGAAATACCGCCGGGCATGGATAACGAGTATTCAGAAATTCCGCTTTACGACATAGAAGTCAGCGCCGGCCACGGCTCCTTTTTCGATCACGAACGGATAAGCAGCCGCCTGAAGTTTCGCAACGACTGGCTTACCCGCGAGGGCTTGTCTAAAAGCACCCTGGTCGGCATTCTCGTGGCCGGCGACTCTATGGATGGCACACTAGCTGATGGTGACATGGTGTTGATTGACCGCTCCCGCACTAAGCCAGATGGCGTTTTCGCTATTCGAATTGGTGATGGCCTGCGGATAAAGCGCTTGCAGAAGATGACGGATGGATCGCTTCGGGTGTCCAGCGATAACGATATGTATCGCGAAGAAATCATCCATCCGGAGAACATGGGCCAGGTGGAGATTGTGGGGCAGTGCTATTGGCGCAGTGGTAAGGTTTTTTAATGGAAGCTGTTGAATAAGGAGTTTGTTGTGGCTTTAACAAAGTGCAAAGAGTGTAAAAGAGAGGTTTCAGCTCAGGCTAAGACCTGCCCGCATTGCGGCGTAAAGAGTCCCGGGGTCGGTAATAAGGAAATGCTGATCGGACTTGGCGCCATCGCACTGGTTACAGTGATTGGCTTTACCGCTTGTTCTTCCGAAGATGAAGTGGTTGAAAAGCCAGCCGGCCCTACGGCAGAGGAAATAGCGACAACAGAAGCCGCTGAACAAGCGCTGTGCCGGCAGGATATTGCGTGCTGGGGCGAGCAACATTGGTCAGGTGCAACTAACCGATGCCAAAAAGAGATTGAGCGCCAGGCCAAGTATGAGGTTAAGTGGACTGATGAATACCCCGATTTGAAGCTGAGCCGGCGCGGCTGGCTGGACAAGGATGAGGGCACCCTTACCTACTACGGCGACCGCGTTCAGTTCTCCAATGGCTATGGCGCTTTCGAAAATTACGCATACAGCTGTGACTATGACCCGTCAACAAAGACGGTTTTGAGCGTGGTGGTGGAGCCCGGCAGGCTCTAAGTCAGCGGTTTTTTTAGTGCATGACTTCGACCATTGGAGTTATAAAAACAAGGATGTCCGCAATGGGCTCAATTTCGTTTAACTATACGGATTCAAAAGGAGAAACAAACGACTGGACGGTGGAGCACTGGAACGAGTCGGGGCGATATTTGCGGGGCGTTTGTCAGCACGATGGAAAGTACCGCACCTTTCGTAAAGACAGAATCAACCGGTACCTGGGTGAAGGCGAAGCAACGGTCAGGCAGCCTTACACGCCGCCACCGCCGAAAGCGGATACAAGCCCAGAGATTTGTTTCACGGGTTTTGCCAAAGACCTTCGGGCAACGCTTGAAAGCCAGGCTTCCGAACACCTGATGGCGGTTAAAAAGGACGTTACCAAAAACCTTTCGTTTCTTTGCTGCGGCCCAAATGCCGGCCCGGCGAAGATGGAAAAAGCCCGTGACCGCGGGTGCTTCATCCTTTCGCACGATGCGCTGATAACAATGCTGGAGACGGGCGAGATACCCCACGAACATTAGCAATAGGTTCTTTCTATTGACTGATTGTTTCGGCATTTAAGGCTGTAATCAATCCACTATCACTCAAGCTATGGCTGGCCCTGGTAATCACCCACTGCCGGCCATTTACTTGCGGCTTCAGACCGTCCACTGACATTTGCCACTCTGGCCCAATCTCTGGCCGGCCCACGGCCAGGGTGATGCTGAATTCTGCTTCTCCTCGAGTAAGCCTGTTCAACTCCGCGTTCGCCGCTGCCAGGGCTTCCGGTTCGTTGGCGTAGGTTGCGCGCAGGCGCTTTATTCTGCCGTCACTGCCTGCCAGTGCCTGTACTTGTGTGCCCTTTTCTAAGTCTTGCCAGAACGCCACCACGCCGGTGTATTTTTCGCGGTCTACTTCGCGGTAGCTGTATTGGTCACTGCTTTGCGGGGTGATGGCCAACAGTGGCAAGGCGTTCCCGCTGGCTGTTTTGGCTTCGCCCCTGGGTGTGAACAGCAGGCGGCCGGCTTTTACTGCGGATATGGCGTCGTGCCTTTCGGCCAGACGGTTCAGCAGGTTCAAATCAGACTCGTCGGTTTGGTCCAGGTGCTCGATGGCGATCGCGCCCAGGCGCTTGGCCACCACTACTTCCAGTTCGTTGTTGGCTGCGATTTCACCCACTATGTCGCCCAGGGTTACCTGGTCCCACGATCGTGTTCGCCGCGCGGGCAAGCCGTTGCGCATGTCGGCACTGCGGGCGGTTATGCTGATTTGGTCGGGCGGGCCGGTGAAGCTGGCTTCGTCGACAATGAACAGGCCTTTTTCGACCAGCTGCTGATTCTTCCAGCCTATGGCCAGCTCAATCTCGGCGCCCTTAGGCGGGATCTCTACGGCGCTGTCGTGGTCGCTGATGGTGATTGAGAGGGTGTCGGCTTCGTCGCCTGGGGTTTCGTCTAGGGTCAGGTCGATCAGGCGGCCGTTTACCCGCGGGGTGATGTTGGTGCCGTTAACGATCAGGCGGTAATACGGGGCGCGGTGTTCCATTATGCGAGTAACCCTCCGCTGCGGCGTGGGTTGTAAAGCCCTAGGCCAATGGCGGCGTCGCGGCTGGTACCTGCCTGGCTGCGGAACTGTTCGAAGTTGTCTTCGTCTACCCGAACCAGTTCGATGCTGAATTCGATTTTGCGCGGCACGCCGTCGCTGAAAAACACGGAGCTGGTTTCGCTCACGCCGGTGATGGCCCAGAAGCCGTAAACCCGGCCCGATCCTTCGATCAGCGGCCAGGCTTTGCCCTCGTCTGCCATGATTCGCACGTCGTCCAGGGTTACGCGGCCGCCGGTTATTTCGGGGTGCAATGTGCCAGACAGGGATATGGTGTCTTCACCTGGGCCCAGGTATTGGTACCCGGGCCGCTGCCCTACCCGCGACTGGCTGGCGTGGCGCCATTGGCTTGCGCGCTGCAGCTGCTGATACGGCAGAGACTTTGTTTCAAATACAAACATGCCCAGCGTCATCATCATAGCGGTTAATCCCTGTCGTACAGTGCGCTGCGGGCGCGGGTGGCTTTGGCTCTGTCACGCGCGGCCAGTATGCGCTGCACTTCGCCGGCGATTTCCTGGGCGCTTTGCCCGGGTGCTGTGTTGACGTGGATGGTGATGGTGTCGCCACCGGCTTGCTGTGTGGTTGGCGCGCCACGGGAAATGGGCGGCCTGCTGTCGAATTCCACGTTGCCGGCGGCGGCTGGCAGTGCTGCAGCGCCAATGGCAATGCCCGCACCGGCCTGGCGTACACGCTTTCCAAAGCCGGTAACTTGCTTGAGTGTGTCGGGCTCTTTCTGTTCCAGGCCCTGGCGGTAGCCTTCCAGGGTGTCGTGGCCTGCGCTCATGAACACGCGGGACGGGGATTTGATGCCCAACGTTTCTTTGAACCAGCCGATCGCTTTGGCGCCGGCGCCGGTGATGGTTTCTTTCACCTTGCTTAGGCCACCGAGTATGCCGCCCACCAGGCCGTCTAGGATCTGTTTGCCGAAGCCGGTGAAAGACTCGGGCAGATCGACACCGAACCAGATCATTACTCCGGAAAAGGCTTTCTTGAAAAGGCTAACAGGCGACCACGACACAATAAGGCTACCCACCGTTGAGATGCCTTGGCTGAAGGCGCCACTGACGCCAGACCATAAGCCGCTGAGCATGCTACCCAGGCCACCAATGGCGCTACCGATACCGGACACTAGGCCGCTGATCATCTTGCCGCCGGCGGCGGTCAGGTTGGATGGCAG